CGGTCGTCGCCTGCCAAGGGGTCGAGTGCGACGTCGCCCATACCTCGGCCCGGTCAGCCTCGCGCATATGCTCGGCCACCTCGAGCGCGTGGTCGGCCGTGGCCTTGACGACGCGGACGGTCACAGGTCCCCCCGCTTGGCGAGAACCAGCTTGACCATTCCGATCAGCATGTCCTCGCCATGGTTGGACATCGCGCGGTTCAACGCCCAGACGATCATTCGGCAGTTGTCTTTCGTGTAGCCGCCGCGCGGATTGATGCGGTCAATGGACGGGGAGTTAGGGCCACGCTTCTCACTGTCAAAAGGCAGGCCGGTCATCTCGCAGGCCCCGGCGGCAAGCTTACCCTGCACCCACTCAGCGTCGAGGTCGCAAGGCAGGCCATTCTTGCGGGAGCGAGACTTTACTTCATAGGCAAGGTGCTGCGCCTTGTTGTCGGCGCGATATTGACGGGCGCGCTGCTTGATAGCTTCCGCATTTTCGGCGCGTCTTTTTTTTGCCGCTGCGCGCTTTCCATCAGCATTGGCCGCATAAGCCTCTTTGCGCTGCTGATAGATGCGCTCCTTGTTCTTTTCTCGATACGCCTTGTTTGCGGCAAGAACGGCATCCCGATTGCGGGCGTAACTCTCGCGCTTCAGCTCCTTGAGCCGCTCGCGGTTTGCCCTTCGCCACTCTGCCTTTTTTTCCTTGGCATCCATCAGAGATCGCCCATATTGGTGTCCACGATCACGCCGAGGATGGCCATGGGCAGCGGGTCAGACTGGCGGATGCACACGCGCCCGCGCTCGGCCCACGACCCGGTGATCCACACCTGCAGGCACCCGTTCTGGACGTCGGGCGGCGCAGTCATGGCCTCAGCCGTGCGCGGCTCCCACTCCTCGAGGCTGTTGAAGTCAGCGCCTGCCAGCAGGCTGCGCGTGTCCTGCACGATGATGCCGAGCCGCTTGATGAGCTTGTTCTGCAGCCGCGTCGTCTGACCGCCCGGGATGTTGATCTCCAGCGTCTCGAGGTCGCACACGTAGCGCAGGCCGGCATGCACCAGCACGCCGGGCTCGTCCAGCGTGATCGCCCCCGCGGTCACGACCTTGTCGTCCTGCACGAAGCCGTCGGCCAGCACGCCGACCGTGCGGCCGTCGAGGTGGGCAAGTCCCGACAGCGTGTCGCGGGCGAACCCCCAGTCGGTCGTGGCCACGCCGCGGTAGGCGGCCGGCACCGGGGTGACGACCTGCGCCGTGACGACGGTGGCCGACGTGAACGTGGTGATGCGCAGGCGCGCGTTGGCCCCGGCCGTGTAGCCCAGCACGATGACGTCGTCGAGGTCGCCGGCAGCGAAGGTTGCCGCGCTGGCCGTGAGCGTGATGGCCTGCCCGACGGTCCACGTCCCGCCCGTGGCGGTGATCGTGGTCGCGGTCTTGTTGCGCCCGTCGAAGGTCAGATGCGAGTCGAGGAACCGGCCCTCGCGCACGTCGCTGATGAGGCGCGACGACAGTCGCTCGACGTAGCGCTTCTGGACGCCGCCGATCGTGCGGCGCACGACCACATAGACCGAGTCCTCGCCGCCTTCGGGGATCGCCGTAACGGACTCGACGAACCCGTCGATCTCCATGGGCGTCCAGCCGACGACGCTTTGGTCCTTCATGTACGTCATGGCCAGCAGCACGCCGTCGGAGCGCACTGACCACACCGTCGAGTAGGGCACCTGCTGGTACTCCCAATCGACGATCGGCTTACCCTCGGTCAGATGCGACGAGAACACCGTCAGATCGTTGCCCGAGTAGCCGTCCGACTCGAACTGGTAGCCGATGTCGCGCACGATGTAGCCGCGGTTCTGCACGAACAGCGCGGTGTTTCCGATGACGAGCGCCGGCAGGTCGGCCGAGCCGTGATAGCTCTGCGGCTTGAACCCGACCGTCGTCGGCGTGAGAACGTCGTCCTGGCCGCCGGTCGTTTTCCACTCGCCGCCCGTGGTCATCAGGACCATGTTGGCCAGCGGCACGATGTCGGTGACGCGGTTCACCTGCCGGGCGTTCAGCGTCGCACCGATCGAGTCGTCGTCGACGCTTGGCACCGTCTTGCCGAAGTCGACGTAGTTTCCGATCTTGCTGAACCACGTCGTCTGCGGCTGGTCGCGCGTGGCAGCGAACACGAGCCGGCCGCCGAAGAACTCGACCTCAGCCGGATAGCCCCATTTGCTGCCCCACGCCGACAGCGCGAACACGTCGGTGTTGCCGCCCGTCGTCGGCACGGTGAACTCGCGCACGACGATGTTGTTGGTGCCCGTCGGCGGCGGCTCGAAGAACGTGATCTGATCCGTAGCCGCGTTGATCGTCCAGCCCTGTGCCACGGTTCACCTCACGGAATGAAGAAGAAGCCACCGGGGCCGATGCCGCCACGTCCGCCATCGCCGCCGCCGATGCCGCCGGGCGCAATGTAGTTGGGGTCGGGCTGCACCGGCACGCCGTCGATGGTGACGGTGTAGTCGCCGCGGGACGTGCTGACCGCGCCGGTCGTGCTGAACACCGTCGTGGTGCCGTTGCCCGAGAACGTCCAGCTACGGGCCGGAGCGCCGAGGCCGCCGACGACGCCGTCAGGCAGCTCGCGCACCACCGTGCCGGTCATGGTCGTGGCGTTGGTGAAGCCGGTCAGGCGCACGATGCCGTAGCCCGAGTCCTGATACTCCCACTCGACGCCGACGATCCACGACCGCGTGCCGTCGGTGCGCGTGTCCTGCGGGCCGTCCCACTCGCGGCCCTGCTGATGCACCGGCCGGAACGAGCCGCACTCGACCCAGCCGCCGCCACCAGGCGCAGCCGCGACCGTCGTGGCCCGGTAGGTCTTGCCGTCCGATCGGCGCAGCGTGCCGACGGTGACGGAGCGATCGCCCTGCGTCCACGGCTTGACCTGCCCCAGCGACTTCGCCTCGACGTACAGCAGCAGGCCGACCATGTCGGCGGTGAAGATGTTGGTGTTGGCCGTCACGGTGACGTTGCCAGCGCGCGCCGACACGGCGACCTTCAATGCCTCGTCGGCGTTGACGTCTCGGAACGGCCCCTCCTTGACCACGAACTCCTCGAGGACGAACGCAGTCGCCGACGTGCGCGACAGCTTCCGCGGCGCATGGTTCGGGTGGGTCAGGATCATGACGTCCGCGGTCTGCGTGAACTTGACGTCAGGCAGCTCAGCCTCGGTCCACGGCGTCACGACCTCGACCGGCGTGCTGACGTTCAGCACGGGCGCACCGTTCGCGTAGAACCGGGCGTACAGATCGCCCAGCTCGATGACGTAGGCCACCTCGACGCTGAACTCGAACGGGATCAGGCGCACGCGCTTGGCCGAGTCCTTGACCTCGCCGATGTACTGGAGGCCCGGTCGGTTCACCAGCCCGCCCGTCGGGCGCACGAGGAAATTCTTGGCGGTCTTGACAGAGTTGCCGTAGCGCTCGATGTCGACGCGCGCATACAGCGACGGCGACAGCTCGCCACCGGAGAACGTCGGTTGCAGCAGCGGCGCGCCCATCAGTTGCGCACCCGAATGGTGTCAGGCGTCGGCGTCCGGTCGGGCGTGCCCTCCTGCTGCGTGCCGACCTGGGCCTGCGACACGACCCACGCGTACTGCTGGACGGCGTTCTGCTGCAGCCGGGTGTCGGCGCGCAGGACCAGAGCGATCTCGCTGGCCACCTTCCACGACAGCGCGGAGCGCGCCAGCGGCGGGAACTGGTTGATGTCGGTGACGTCTGCGGTGTACCAGAGATAGGCCTGTTCGAGATCCGTCACCAGGATGCGCGCGCCCGGCGTGACCGGGTCGGCCATGATCGTGTACGGCACGCGCTGAATCATCTCGCCCGGCAAGTCGTAGGACCAGATGTCGCGGAACACGTTCCCCATGCTGCCGCGGCCACCAGCCGCATCGGTCAGCACCTGCGCGCGCAGGCAGTCGGACGGGTAGCGGTAGACGTAGCGCCACCCGGGGATCGTGACGTCAGCCACCTCGGCGAGCGCGACGACGCGCTGCGCGAAGCCCCACGGGAAGTCCTGCAGCATCTCCAGCCGGCAGTCGTCGTAGTGCTGCAGGCAGGCACGCGCCCGCGTGGTCGGGTCGTTGAAGTCCTCCATGAGCTGGTCGATGCCGATCCGGCTCAAGGCTCGATTGCAGACTGCGACTGGGCTGGCCATGGATTACCTCAAGCGGCGGCGGCGGCGCATATAGTAGCCGACCCCGGACACAGTGACGGGCGGCGCACCGCCTTCGCTTGCGCCGGGGATCAGGCGGACCATGAGCAGGAAGGTCATCATGCGAAAAAGATGTCCCCGACCACGGCGTTCAGGGTCGTGGCCGTGGCGTCCGTGTCAGCAGGGCCGGTGACGATTGACCGACTAATGGCGGTTGCAAAGCCAATGCCCGTGCCAAGGTCGCGGGAGGCCGTGCCGTTTGGCGGAATGCCGATGGTCATGGCGATAGCCGCGCCCGCCGTGGCCGATGCGACGTTGTGCAGTTTCACGTACTGCCAGGTGGCCGTCGTGTTGGCGAGCTGCCAGCCCATGACGCGGCCCGCGGTGGCCTTGATCTGCGCGACGTTGGTCGTGGCCGCCGCGACAACGTGATGGATCGTCGCCGCACCGGTCGCGTTGGCGCGCACCTGCATGCCCATGTCGCCGATCAGGTTCGTGCCGGCCGCCAGCGAGCCGGTGCCGATGTTCGCCGTGACCGTGCCGGACACCTGCGCCAGCATGTTTGCCGCCGCGTTGCTGGCAACCAGCGTCACAGCAGGAGTCCAAGGCTCAGTGGACAGGCGCGTAAAGGCGCGGATGCTGCCGCCAGTGATCGCCGTGGCGATTCGCAGGCGGAGGAACTTACAGCGCACCGGGAACGTGTAGATGATGGCCGACGCGGAAGCGGTAATCGCCGCCGTGATAGGCACGCCCGTGACAAGCGCAGCATTGAACACCGGCAGCGCGACCCAGTTGGTCCCGTCGTTAGACTGTTCGAAGATAAACGTGCCGCCCGTGCCCGTGCTTGAGACCTGAACCGAGGCGGCGCGATAGCTCGAAACGTTAAGCCCGCCCGCGCCAGAAACAGGCGTCAAGATGTTGTTGACGACTGCCGTCTGCGCCGCAGCGCCAACAAGCAAGAGCGGCGGCTCGGTGACAGGCTGCTGACCCGACGAATCGGCATCACCAAGCGCGCCATAAGCCACGTTCAAGTTGAACGTGGTCGTGGTGGCCGCGCCGGTGTTCTGCGCAATGACGCGGCAGAAGTTGCCATTGATCGTCAGCGAGCGCGCAAACCCCGCGCCGGCATCGACATAAAACACAATGTCAGGGGCCGCAAACGTTCCGCCTGCGTCAATGAACTGCCGCACCGTGATCGTGGTCGGCTGGTCGCTGGTCAGCAGAATCGAAATGCTCGGCTGATCCTGCGCCGACTCAATGCCGCCCGTGAACGACGCGCCGGCGGCGAGCTGCGTGGTGGAGCTGTTCGCCGTCGAGATCGGGTAGTTGTAGGCAGCTACCCGCTGGGGCAGCGGATGCAGCAGGCTGGCGTCGTTGTACGTGCCAGGCGGACCCCAGCCGGTCTTGCCGCGCGCGTAGTGGACGCCGCCGATCTCGTTGGTGGCGACCAGCGGGCCACCAGTTCCCTCTTGGGTGACGAGATTGTCGGCCATTCCTTAGCCCCCCAGCAGCGTGCGGGCCTTGGCGTGGACCGCCTCGACCTTCTCCTCCAGCGCGGCCAGCTCGGCCTTGCGGGCAGCGATGTCGCGATCGAGGTCGGCCTCGGTGTCCTTGAGCTTGGCGATGCGCTTGGCGAGCCGGTCGGCCTCGGCCTTGGCGTCGTCGTTGGCCTTGGCGGCCTGCTCGCGCGCCTGCGCGACGATGGCCTCGGCGTCGGCCTTGGCCTGCTCGACGGCAGCACTCACAGTGCCGGCGGACTGGGCCTTCGCCTCAGCGACCAGCTTCTCGGCCGTTGCCTTGGCCTCAGCGGTCTCTGCCGTCAGCGCATCGCGCAGGACCTGCAGCCTGCCCACCTGCCCCTCCAGCTCGGCCTTGGCCAGCTCGAGGTTGGCGATCGGCTCGACGGCGTCAGCCAGCTCGATGACCGACTTGAATTTGCGGGCGAACTCGCGCACCGCTTCGATCTTGGCGATGTCCATCAGCCCACTCCCTTCACGCAAAGCGTGACCTTGAGGTTGGTCGACCCGTCGCCGGCCGTGATCTGCGGGCGCAGGTACGGCACCAGCTCCATGATCGTCTCCAGCTTGCCCGCCACGATGTCCAGCGGGTTGCCCTGCGGATCGGTCAGCGGGAAATAGCTGATGTCGTCCAGCGAACCGAGGATGCGGACGCTTCCGCCCACGCCGAACGTGCCCGACACCTGCACGGTGCGGTCGCCGATGGCGGGGATCAGCTCACGCGCGCCGTCGTCGCCGAGCGCCAGGCCCGACCACTCGCGGATGACGTAGTTGGAATAGTTCGCCTCGATGACACGGCGGGTTGCAGTGATCGTCGCCATCAGAATTCTCCGTCAACCGGCTCGGCCGGCGTGGCGTCAATGGTAGCAGAGGGGGCGGCTGCCCGCCCCTTCTGCTTGTTGCCTTTCGGAGCCGCTTCGACAGCCGGCTCCTCCAGCGGCTCCAGCCACTGCCCAGCCTTGACACCTTCGGGCAGCGTGACGATCTCGCCGGGGCCGACGATGCGGTTCCCGATGAAGTGAGGCGGCGCGAGGTCCTTGATGCGGTACTGGGTCATGGCTGTCTCCGTTACGCGTTGGCTTCGATCGGCTGGCTGTCAGCGTAGGCGCGCCACTGCTGGACGTCCTTCACCAAGAACGCGTCGACCTGGCCCGTGGTCGGCGCGGTGCCGGCGACGGTGTAGTTCAGGCGGACGAAGCGCTCGTAGTTGCCGGGCGGCAGCGGGATGACGCGGACGACGCGGTTGGCCACGTTGAGCTGGGCCAGCAGGATCGCGCCCGTGGTGGCCACGACAGCCGCGGACGAGAAGGCCGAGTTGTCGTCGGTCTGCACGTCCACCGTCAGCGAGGTCAGGTTGTTGAACGCCTGGCCCACGCGCACGACGAGGTAAATCGTCTCGCCCGCGCCGATGTCGCGGATCAGGTTGGCCGTCGGCGTGCCGCTGAGCGGGCCGAGGTCGATGGTGTCAGCCGAGGCTGCGGTGGCCGTGATGGCCTGCAGGCGGGAGAACTGGTTGAAGTCGTCGAGGATCATTTGCTTTCTCCGGGTTAGACCACGCGGGCCTCGTTGGACAGGATGGCGTCGACGCGCTTGATCGGCACCTCGGCGAAACGCAGCGCCGGCTTGCCGCCGACCATGTCGTACTGCAGCGTCGAGTTGGCCACGCGGTTGACCGTCTGGCGACGCAGGAACGCGCGGATGGTGCGGTTGGCGTAGAACACCGGGGTGACGCCCGACAGCGACTGGATACGCTCCAGAGCGCGGGTCATCAGGTCGATCAGGTCAGCGCCGGTCGCCGCGTTGCGGGTCAGGTCCGAGATGTCGATGTTGGCGATGCGGACGATGTAGCGCCAGTCGCGCACGGCGACGCCGCACTTCCACTGGTAGCGGTCCTGGTAGGCGCGGTAACGGTTGCCGGCGGCGTCGGTCACGGTGTCGAGACCCAGGTCCTCGTGGATCAGGCCGCCCTGCGAGCCCTTCGGGTAGATGCCGTGGACCGTGTTGGGCGACCAGCCGACCAGGTAGATCGACGTGTTGTCCGTGCCGGTGCCGGCGGCGTCGATGACGTTCTGGGCGTTTTGTGCGTTGGCAATGTTCACCGTCGAGAAGCGCGGGGCGATGCCGAGGAAGCGCTCCGGGTTGGCCGCGGTGTCGCCGTAGAACAGCGTCGACGCCATGGTCTGGTTCAGGGCCTCGATGTAGCCCATGTTCTCCTGCAGGCGGAACGCCGCGGTGTTGCCGTTCAGCTCGGCGAGGTCCTTGTCGACCTGACCGAAGCCTTCCAGCATGCCGCAGGCTTCGTCGATCTGGGCGGTGGTCGACTTGGAAGCCGGCACGCCCTGATTGAGCTTGCGCCACGCGACTTCCGGCAGGCCGGTGCGGGCGGTGACGCGGTGGCCGGTCGGGAGGTTGCCCTCCACCCACGGCATGTCGTCGAGGATCTCGTTCTCCTGCGACAGCAGTTCGGCGATGGCGGCAGCCGAGCCGTCCGGGTCGAGGCGCTTGGTGATGTCAGTGAGGGTCAGATTCTGACCGCCGATAACGGGCATGTTTGTGTCTCCGGTAGTTTTGAGAGGATGGTGTTACTTGTTGCCGTAGAGCCTTTCCGCCATGGACTTCGCGCCGCCGGAGCGTTCCCCGGTGACGACCGAGTCCTCGGCCGGAATCGTCTTGCCAACGCGAGCGAAGAACCGAACGACCTCGGGGTGGTTGCCCAGCCCGGTGCTGTCCAGCAGCGCGCGCAGTTCGGGCGAACCATGCTTTGCCAGCGCCTTTCGACCCTCGGTCAAGGTCGCTTCGAGCGCCCTGCCGCCGATCTCGGGATCTGCCTGCGTGGCCTTGCCCCACTCCTGCACCTGCTGCACGAACGCCTCAGCTTCCGAGGCCCGGACTTCCGCGATGACCGTTGCCAGCTTGGTCGCCTGCTCGTTGTTGAGACCCAGCTCACGCAGCACGGGTTCAGCAGCGGCGAAGGTCGCCTCGTCCAGCGTCATGCCCTCGGGCAGCGCAAGCTCGTATTTCTCCGGGGCACCGGCAGGCTTGTCGCCGGGCTTCTCGCCGCCATCGCTGGCAGGCTTGTCGCCCTGGCCCTCGCCCGTCCCCTCCCCCGGGGAATCCTGAGTCGCAGCAGTTGCATCTTGCGACGCGTCCGTCAGCAGCGTGGCCGGCGGGGCGTCAGCGGCAGGTGCGGCGGCGGCGGGAGTCGTTGTGGTTTGACCCGCGGCGGCGGCGGTTGCCGTTTCAGTCGTCATTGTCACTGCCCTCGTTTGAGTTGTCCACAGCCAGTCGCTCGGCGGCCTTGCGCTCTGCGTCCATGGCCTCGGCCTGCATCTTGAGGTACTGGTCAGGGCAGTGCGCCGTGATCTCAGCCAGCAGCGTCAGGCCGATCGACCGCTGCCCCTCGTTGAAGTGAATCAGCGCGCTCGGGTGGTAGCTCGAGCGGTACAGGCCCGTCGCGCCCAGTGTGCGCCACATGAAGCGTCGACCGGCGGGCGAGTCCATGACCGCGCGCAAGTCAGCGACGACCTGCTCGTTTTCGATGCGCTCGGCCTCGGCCTTGGCGCGTCCTTCGTGCGGTTTGGTCGCGGCGCGCATCAGACACCCACCGGGCCGGCACCGGCCACGTCAAGCGCTCGGCCCAGCGCCGTCGTCTGGTCGACCTTGACGCCGCCAGCCTTGCCGACCATCTCGGCCATGGCCATGCCCTGCTGCATCGCCTGCGCCTGCTGAGCCTGCTGCGCCTTGGCTTCGCGCATCTCGGCCACCTTGTCGTCGGGCACCACGATGCGGGGCGAGACGCCCAGCATGTCCGCGCGCTCGTCGATGGCCTGGTCGAAATCGAGCTTGTCCAGCACGCCGGGGTTCATCTGGGCCAGCGAGGCCGCGAACCCGAACAGGTTGTCCATGGCCGACAGGCCGACGGCCTTCTGCGCCTGCGCCAGCACGGAGATGAACTCGACCTTGAGGTCGACCTCGGCCAGCTCCTCGGGCGGCGGCGGGATCAGCGGCTCCCCGTTGAGCAAGCCTTCCCAGTACGGGCGGGACTTGCGCACGAGGATGTCGAACGTGCGGTCGATGATCGGGTCTAGCAGCTCGTCGTTGACGCGCTCAACCACGGGGCCGAGCATCAGCAGCTTCTCCTCGTGACGCTCTTGGATCTCACGCGCAGTGATGTTAGACCGCGTGTCGTTCTGCATCATGAGGAACAGGTCGACGTACAGCGCCCGACGAATCAGCTCCTCGGAACGCATGATGTCCTCGCCGATCGCGTTCAGATCGGGACGCCAGTCGTGGATCGGCTTGAGGCCGGCCTGCGACTGCTGGCTGTCCACGTAGGTGATGTCGCCCGGGAGCATCGACACGCGCTGGTTCCGCAGGCTGGTCGGCGCGATCAGCGGCGGGTTGACCACCTTGTCGATCGCCTCGGCCTTGCGCAGCTCCTTGAGCTGGAGCGCTTTGGCGTCGCCGAGCGCGTCCATGCACGGACTCGAGCCGTAGACCTCCTCGCCCGACGTGGTCCAGCGGCAGCCCAGCAGCGGGCTCGACTCGAACCCGCGGACGGCCAGCATCTTGTCCTCGTTGCCCGAGGCTTCCCAATACATCGAGCGCACCGGCATGTCCCAGCGCTCGCCGTCGATGTAGCGCTCGTCGTTCGGCGCGATGGCGTGGCAGACGTCGATCCAGGTCTCCCACTGCCCGTTCTTCGCCATGTTCTTGACGCGCTCGGAGCAGGCGTCCACGCCGAACTCCTGCACGATCTGGCGAACCGTGAGCTGAAACTCGCGGTAGAGCGTGTCGATGCGCTTGCGGTTCGACTGGGCCAGCCAGTAGCTGCCGATCTCGAACTGTTCGAAGCGCACGACGTCGTCGTCGTCCTCCAGCTCGACCATGCAGGCCGTGCCATAGACGCCGATGTCGCGGTAAATCGTGGGCAGGACGCGGTAAAGGTTCGACTTGCTGAACACCTCGCGCATCCGCGCCTCGACGGCGTACAGCCACTGCTTGACCGCGCCAATCTCGGCGAGCTGCGGGTCAGGCGTCGTGAGCCGGAACCATGGACGCGCCGGGCTGGTGTTGCCAGACGTCATGCCGGCGGCCAGCGTGTTGACCGACAGCAGCGGCGTGCCGTTGATGATCTTGTGGTTCCGCTTGCGCCCGCGCTCGCCCGCCGAGTAGCGATCGCCACGAATCCAGCGGCCGGAGCGCGGCGCGAAATGGTCCTGCAGCTCCTGCCAGTGGGTCTCGTAGCTGGTCCGCTCGTTCTTCATGTGAGCCGCGCGCTTCTTCCAGCGCTTGCACAGCTCACCGTTGGCGGGCGTGTAGGCCATCGCTTACGAACCCAGCAGCGTCTTGGTCTGGCCAGTCGGAGCCTGCGCGGCCCCGGCCATGATCGTCGCCTGCCGGCCGTAGCGGCTCGCAGCCCGGCGGCGTTCGCGCTGCGACTCACGCATGACGGCCTCGTCCTCGGTCACGGGCGTGGTGGCCTGCGGCGGCGGCGGCATCGGGGCGGCCTTCGGGGCTTTCGGCTTGCACATCGTTGCGATCCGGTCAACAGTTTGGGCGGATGATGCGCCGAAAGCATCACCGATGCAACAGTCATCCGAAGGGCGAGTAGTCGATCACCGCCCGGGCGTTGCCCGGCATGTCGCGGCTGGTCTGGATCGACCACGCCGGGGCCACCGGCTGGGCGAAGGTCAGGCACAGGGCATCGGCTAGGTCGGGGCTGGCCCCGATGCGCTCCTTGATGTCCTCCTTAGGCTCGAGCTTGAACACGCCGCGCGTCCGGTCGAACTCGTACTGCGGGGCCGACAGCTCGCGCACCAGCTCCATGACGTCGGGCAGCGCGCCGCCCTGCTCCAGCCACTCCTTGACCAGCCACCACATCTCGGCCCGCTTGTTCAGGAACCGCGGGTCGTTGGCCTTGCCGCCGAATTGCACCTCGATCGGCGTGTAGCCGAGCTGGCGCAGCCGGTCGATGACGCCGGCACCGTAGCCACCCGTGCCGTCGACGAACACCGCGTCAGGCTTCCAGAGCTGGATCTCCTGCGCGACACGGCTGGCCACGGCCATCGAGTCGTTCGACTGCAGGGTGACGGGCGTCCACGATGCCAGCCCCTGCCGGCGGATGATGGCCGACCGATCGCCACCCTGCCGGGCCACGTCGACACCGAGGATCTTGGGCGCGTGACTGTAGGCCGTCTCGGGCAGGTGCTTGCCACGGGCCGTCATCGCCAGCGTCAGCGGGATCAGCGCGTTCTCGTTGGCCGCGGCGAAGTCGCACAGGTATTCCTGCCGGAACGCGTTCTCGGGCATCGACTTGCGGGCCAGCTCGATCTCGGACTCGGGCAGCGCGCCGGTCTCGAGGACGGTGTAGAGCGCGGCGAACCAGTCGTCGTCACGCTGCGCCTGATCGTAGAGGTCTGAGAACCGGTTGACGCCCTTCGGCGTGCCGATGAACAGCGCCCAGCCCTGCCGGTCGGTCAGCGTCGGCAGCACGACCTGGTCCCAGACATCGGGCTTCATGTCGGCCACCTCGTCCATCACCGCGCCGTCGAGGTAGATGCCGCGCAGGCTGTCGGGGTTGTCCGCGCCGTAGATGCGGATGCGGCTGACGCTGCCGGCGTGGTTCGGCAGCTCGACCCAGCACTCGGACTCGTTGACCCGGCTGCCCGGCACCTTGAGTGCGTAGCCCTTGAGGTAGCTCCAGGCCACGTCCTTCGCCTGCTTGAACAGGGGCGCAATGTAGGCGTACCGGCCCTGCTCGCGCTGGCACTTCAAGGCCGCGTCGATCAGCCGCATGACCGCCATGACGGTCTTGCCGCCGCGGCGGTGGACGACCAGCACGCCGAAGCGCTTGCGACTCAGACCCCGGAAGCAGGCCCGCTGCCAGTCGCGGGGCTTGAAGCCGAGGTCAACCCGCTGCGTCGTCATCGGGCACGCCAGTCACGACCTGGACCAGCACTGCGCCGTCCTTGCCCGAGCCCTGCACCTCGACCTTGTCGCCGTAGTCGCGGGGCGCGATCTTGGCAGCCCGCCAGCGGTAATGGTGGGCGATCTCGCGCGCCTTCTTCAGCTCGAACTCGTCGCCAGCGTGAGCGATGGCCGCCTCGGCTCGCTCGTCCCAGTGCAGCGCCATCTTGACCCTGATCTCTCGGACACGCGCGGAACGCTCACCATCGGCCGAGATCCAGTTCAGGAAGCTGCCGATGGAGACGCCGGCCTCGAAGGCGATGGCGGTCATGGACTTGCCCTGCGCGATGGACTCGCAGATGGCGTCGAGGCCGATAGCGTCGAGCTTTTCGGTGGCGATGGGTGGCTGGGGCATGGCTCTCATCGTATCAGGTGGTGCGGCTGGCGCAATGCTTACGCGACGCGGATGCAGCACGCCTCGCCGTCGATCTTGCGGATGACGAACTTCTTGCCAGTCCTCTTGCCGTACTTCGACTTGCAAGAGTTGAGCGACTGTCTGTTGCAATCCTTTCCAACGACGAACGCCTCGCCAACCTTGAGCATGTCCAGTGGGTATCGGCGCAAATCACCCTTGCTGATCGTCTCCATTCGAGACAGCGGAACCTCGAAAATCTTATACCCACCATCATTCTGAGACATTGCGACCTCCTGTTGACTGGCTAATTGTATGCAACTCAATAGCGAACATCAACGGCGGTGGGTGTGGTGGGGCTGGGTGGGGTTTGTCCGAATGGGGCCTTATATCGCAGAAATATTCAGCTTCTGTTTATTTATACGCGTGAGACGCGCGTGTGGAACAGTCCTATTCGGAAGAAGCCCACCCAAGACCACCACGTTTAGAATCAATGACTTGCGCAGGGCTGGGTGGATCGACAGTCTATTCTGGAAATCCCCCACCACTTCGCAGTGCAATGCCCCTGAACATCTGAATGCCCCTGAGCATCGCCGACATGAACCCCTTGTGTTCCATCGCCGCGATCCACCGCTTCTGCGGCAGGGCGTACTCTCCGGCATCCTCGGCCCACTCCTTGTAGGACTTGTAGAGGTCGCCGCGGCGGGCACTGAACGCGGCGGTCAGCTCGCAGCACTCGTCGAGCCAGGCCCCAAGGTTGTCCTGCTGCTCGAGGTATTCAGCGGTCGCGGCCAGCACGGCGGCGGACGGCTTGAGGCCCATGCGCTGCCACTGCATGCAGCCCTGGACGCACCAATCGAGGATGCCGTCGGCCTCGGCGATCAGCTTGGCGGGCAGCTCATGGTCGCGGTCCTCGGGCTTGACCGTGACGGTGAACGGGATCAGGTGCAGGCGTCGCTTCATGGCCTCGTCGACGTTGCGCAGGCCGGGCTTGTGGTTGCCCGTCATCACCAGCTTGAACTGGGGGATGAACTCGAAGTCGTCCATTCGCATAAACCTTGCCGTGACCGGATCGCCGCCGGTCAGCGCCTTGATCTTGGCCTCAGCCCAGCGCTTTCCCTCCTCGGTCTCCTGCGCCGCGACCAGCCGGGCACCCATCAGGCGGGCCAGCTCGGTCGTGTGCGCCTCGTGCTTCCGCTCGGTGAACATGTCGGCCGGGGCCGACTTCGCGTAGTCGCCGAGGATTCGCTGCAGCGTGTTGAGGAACGTCCCCTTGCCGTTGCCGCCCGTGCCGTAGACGAAGAACAGCGCATGCTCGCGGGTCGAGCCGGTCAACGCGTAGCCGGCCACCCGCTGGAGGTAAGCCTGCAGGTCCTTGTCGCCGGCCGTGGCCACGTCGAGGAACTGCAGCCACGTCGGGCAGTCACCGCGCGGCGTGGCCTCGGTGATGCGGGTCATGTAGTCCTCGCGGCGGCCGGGGCGCAACTCGCCAGTCCGCAGGTCGACGACGCCGCCCGGCGTGTTGAGTGCCCACTGGTCGGCGTCCCACTGGTCGGACCGGGCGACGATGCGCGGGTCGGACTTCGACAGCTCGACCACGTTGGAGATCGTGCGCTTCTCCCCATACCGGGCGATCGTGGCCTGGCGCTGGCGCTCGGTGGTGAACTCGGTGCCGTCGGTTCGGGCGAAGTCGGCAACGGCACAGCACAGCTTTTTTCCGCGCTCGAACGCGACGCGCACCTCGTCCTTGACCCAGTGCATGCCGTCCCAGACCATCCAGCGGCCCCACGCGTCGACCCAGCGCAGCGTCTCCTCGTTCATCTGGGCGAACCGGATGCCGACGTTCACCTCGGAATACAGCGCCGGCATGTTGTCGGCCGGGTCCATCGTCCGGTCAAGGTCGGCACTGATGCGGCCGAGCACGGTGTTAACCGGTGCAGCCACGACCGGCATGGTGGCATCATGCGCGCCACCTGCCGCCGTCCCGTCGTGCTCCGGCTCACCCTTCGCCGCGGGCTCTCCCTCGTCGGGCGGCGGCGGGACTTCGCCGGCGATGATGGCGCGCAGCTGCTCGGGGCTGCCGCCCTCGCGAAGCCAATCGTCCCAGTCCGTGCCTTGGCACCCCGTCGGCCACACCGCGCGGGCGCCGATGGCTTCCGCCGCGTCCTCGCCGGCGTCGATACCGGGGTTGAAGCCCTTCGTCGCCTCGGTGCCGTGGTCGTTGTCCGCGCAGATCACGACCTCGCGGCCCTTGGCCTGATGGGCGACGATGCGGGCCACAGTGAGCAGGTTCTTCGCCGACATGGCGCACACGACGGAATGGCCGGTCGCGGCGTGGAGCGCGGCGCCGGTGGCGTAGCCCTCGCACACCAGCACGCGCGCCGGATCGGTGCCGCGGATCGGGTGGTAGCACCCCGCCTGCTGCCCGCCGGCCAGGTTCAGCTTGACCTTGCCGCGGGTGATGGCCTGCAGCGAACGGATGACGCCGGGCCGGGAATACACCGGAACCAGCAGCACGCCGCGCTCGGTGTCGGTGCGGGCGGCATCGCTAAGGAACTCGCCCATGGGCAGCGCATCGAGGATCCGCACGCTGCTGGGTGACTCGATCCCCTTGGCCTCGAGGTACGGGTGACGATTGACCGGCACAGCGCCAGCCCAGAGGCTCGCGGCGTACTCAGCACGGGCGTCATGCCGTGCGGTTTGCGCGGCCTCCTCCTCAGCCCGCTGCTTTGCCCAGCGGCGACGCGCCTCGGCACGCTCGGCCTCGGTCATCGGCTTGCGCTCGGCGAGCGAGAACGACCCTTTCTGGCCGGTGGGGTAATGCTCAAACCAGCCGACCGGGCGGTCATCGTCGTGGATCTTGTACGCAAGCTTCTTGCTGCGCGGGCGCTCGCCTTCTGGCGTGGCGTGGCGCAGCTTGCCGTCGGCGACCAGGTCCTGCGGGTTGACGTGGATGCCGTAGTCAGCGGCCAGCTTGTCGGCGAAGGCGACGTAGACGTCGATCACAGCCCGCCCTCCTCGGTCAGCTCGCGGCCGATGAACGCGGCGAGCCGCTGCCGGTAGGCCGTGCACGCCGCCGGGCCCTGCCATGGCGCGGGCTTGTCGCCCCCGTAGAAGAACCAGAACGAGCCGTCGGCCGTGACGACGTTGTGCATGCCTGCCGCTGCCGGGTCGACGCCGTCTTCGCGGTCGATGACGAGCGACGCGAACTGGTAATGGTCGAGGTAATCGACGCGCGACTGCCCCTCGATCGGCCAGCCCAGCGGCTTGTAGTTGCGGTTGAGGAGCAGATAGCCCTCGGGCGTCTCGACGACGCAGTACGGCAAGAGCTGGCGCACGAGGCGCTTGCGGGCCCTACTCCCGCGGACTGGCAGCAGTTGCGCCGCCATAGATGACACGAAACGCCGAGCGTACTCGGACACGGGAACCCCCGGATGTTGTGGCGCCGGGAACCCCCGGCTTGAGGATAGTGCTACAGCGATGCGCCCAGCGCAACAGTCACAGTCGCGCAATCAGCCCCGCGCCGACCGGCTTGACCCGCTGGCTGCGCTTCCGACCAAGTCGACCAGCCTCGCGCCGATCGCGCACTGCCTTGCGCTGCCCGTTCGCCAGCCGCCAAGCGTTGATCCAGCGGAACGCGGTCTCGCGCGACATGCCGAACTCGGACATGAGGTCGGCGTAGGTCAGCTCCTGGCCGGCGGTGAACCGCTTGGCGATAAGGATGGCGAGCGTGATCGTGGTGCCGATGTTCTGGTCGCGCAGCTCGGCGGGCACCTTGGCCTTTCGGTAGTCGGTGCGGGTGAGCGGCGCCGACGGGCCGGTGTAGCTGGCCCCGGGCACGATCTCCCAGCGGATCGGCATTGACTGGCCGATGCGCCGCACCTTGCCCAGCGTCTCGAGCCGGTGGATGCCGACGGACACCGGGCCGATCGTCTGCCGGTTCGGCTCGATGCCGATGGAGACGGTGGCCTCGCGCGCCGTCATCGGCACGCCGGCCTCGGTCATGGCCTTGAAGATGCGGGCCATTTTGTTCGGTTCAGCCATGGGTTTCGTCCTCGTCGGGGAATAGCTCGCGGGCTTCCTGCACGCAGGCCTCGGCGAACTGGTGCGCGTTGACGAACTGGGACATCGTGTAGCGTGCGATGCGCCGCAGCACGCGATACGCCGCCTCTCGCTGCTCGCGCGCCAGGCGAAGGTCGGTGTCGCCGAACTTGGCAAGGATGCGTTGCTGCTCGACGCGGAACTGCAGGGCGGTGATCTCGGCCTGCATCGTCGCCACATCCTCCGGCGTGTAGTACGTGAGCGTCCGGTGCGCGTTGAGCTTGAGGGTGCGCGGGGTCATGGCTTGCTCCGTGCTGCGTCGATGGCGGCGTCTGTGTATGCGGAATCGCCGTTGCCAAATACTCCGCCCGATGCGATTCGCGCGGCCTCCTTAACTTTCGTCCGGCTTACGCTGCTTCCAGAAAGCAGCGGCATTACTGCGCGGAATGCGGCCTCTGCATTCTTGTCGCCGTTAAGCGCAATCTCGGCAAGCGTGATCGCGTAATGCTTGCAGCGCGAACGTGTCTGGTCGGAGTTGCGGAGTACGCGCTTGCGGTCAAGCTCCGCCCGCGCCGCGGCGAGTTCGGCCTCAAGCTCCGCGATGCGGGCGTCGGCTTCGTCCTTGGCGTACCACTTCCCGCCCGGGTCGGCGGTCATTTCGTGGCGCTCATGCCGCCCCTGCACGTAGCCTTCAAGTGCATACCTCGTCAGTGGCTTCACGGCTTCACCTCCGGCGGCTCGGGCTTGCGGTATTTGCGCGGCTTGGTCGATGCCCAGAACCACATGCAAAGCGGCACGACAAGCCCACCAACAGTTCCGCCAACAATGCCCGCGATGCAGGCGCGAATGATTTGCTCCGTAGTCACGGCTTCACCCCCAGCGAGGCGCGGATGCGCTGCCATGCTTCGTCGGCCCACTCGACGCCTGCCGGATTGATGCCGTAAACGGAACACCGCCGCCGCTTTTTGAGGAAGTCATCAATTCGCGCCACATCCTCCGCGCTGGCCTGCGGGCTGGCCTGCGGGCTGGCCTGCGGCTGCGGTTGCGGGGCGTTCGCCAGCCGCCACTTCTCCGCCCTCTCGAACGCTGCGAAGTCGTGCGAGGTTTCAAAGTCGCCTTTGCCCATCCAGAAGTCCGCCCACGAAATGACCTGCGCCGGCATCGTGGCGGCGTGCGTGCTGGCCTGCGGGGCGGCGGCAAGCATGGCGCGGTAGGTCGGCTCCACGTATGCGCGCGGGCAGTCGGCATCCCAGATTGCCGCTGAGACCATTTCAAGCGTTGCCTTGCGCGGCACCATCACCCACTCGCCGGCACGGCGGCCTGCGGGCGGGGCGGCGGCAAGCGCGGCCCGGTAATCGCTGGCGGCAAGCCTGATGCACTTCTCCTTGATCCCGTTGCTCAGGTCTTTGTCGAAGTCTCCGTCAACCGCATTGCGCGCCATTGCCTCAACCATCGCAGGCGTCGGTTCACGCGGCACCATCACCCACTCGCCCACCGGCTCGGCCTGCGGCTGCAACTGCACCGCCGACGCCAGCCCCCCGCACAACAGATCGTCGGATGCGTGGTGATACAGGCCGGCGTTGCGGAACACGCGCCGGATCGGTTCGAGTTTATCCATTGACCTTGACTCCCATTCGGTTGCGAGCCGGGACGACCTCGTCCGCGCGGCTCGGTTGCTTGATCGGCGACTGAAACGCCGCCTTCTGGTTCACGGTGAGCTTGCGGGGCTTCCGCTTCGGGCACTTGCCCGCGGGCTTTTTGGTCACTCGCGCCAGTCCTTCATGATGCCCGCGCGGCGGGCCGGGTGGTCGCGCCACTTCCGCCGCTGCTGCCGGGTGTCGTCGACGAAAATGATGAACCCCACGATGCCGGCGCAGGTCATCACGACCGCGACCAGCTTCAACGTGACGTCGTAGTGGATCGACAGCGCGGCCAGCATGGCGGCGATCATGGCGACGTAGGCCAGCGCGAGCAGAGCGGGCTTCACGGCTTCACCCCGATGTGCGCGTAGACGTCGCGGAACGCGGCGGCCAGCTCCTCGTCGGTGATGGATACGCGCGGCCCCGTGGTCGAGGCCACCCAGTCCGACAGCTTGTCGATGATCTCGCGGGCAATGCCTGGCGTGAGGCAGATGCAGGCGCGGTCGGTGTCGTCCTCGATGACGAGTTCGCACTGCTCGCCGAACGTCTCGATGCGGATCAGTGCCAGCTCGGGGCTGACGATGGCGGTGACTTTCTTCATGGGGCGCTCCTGCGCGGTGAGTGTGCGAGCATGGTCGCCATTCGTTGCGCCCGCCGCAACCACGCGCGCAGAACGCACCGTTCTACCTATGCAACACCGCCGCGCAACGCCGCCTCGGCGTCCTCGGGCGACCGGACCTCGGCAGCGATGCCGCCGGCACGCCGCACGGCCTCGAGGAATCCGGCCTGCTCGTCGGTCAGCTTGGCGCGGTCCTTGACTTCCAGCGCCGCGAACAGCGCGACACGCTGGCCGACCATGTCGGGCGTGATCTCGACGGTGTGCCAGCCGATCAAGTCGGACGACCCATTGCACAGCCCGGCGATCAATGGGCGCGCGGCCTTGACCAGCACGTCGCCCGGCTCGGCCTGGATCGTGCATCGCCCGCGGATCGGTATGGACTTCCCGACCCAGCCCTTGCCGACGTTCTGGCGGAACAGTCGCGTCGCGCCCCTGCCGCACGCGGCCATGATCTGCCGCAGCACTGCCATCTCGCTCACTAGAACCCCCAGCCTTTCGGCATCATCATCGCCACGCTCGACGGCCTAGCCCGCGCCGCCTCGTTGTACCCCCGCCACGACACGCGCATGCAGTCGTCGCAGCGGCAGTCCTCGTTACCCTTGGCCGAAGTCCAGAACCGACTGGTAAGCCATCGTTTGCATCCCCTGCAGAACCTGCGACCGGAGGCGGCCGGGTGCCTCGGGAAAACACAGCACTGGCTCGACACAGTACGGGACGCCCGAACAGACGAAGCAGCTCGCTGGTCGCAGAGCATGTTCGCCCGGTCCCTCAGTCGCTGGCGCTCCGGCGTCATCCTTCCGGTGGCTGGTCTCGGCATCATGCTGGTGCACTCGCGTGGTCTCGGCAGGCGGCAATGGCGGCATTGTACGCAGCGGCACGGTCGCCAGGCTCATCGGCGCAGGGCCAGGCTCCGAGTATCCGCCCGCGCGGAGCGACCGCCATGTAGACGATGCGGCCCTTGCCCTGCCCGGCCTTGTTGATCGTGTAGCTTCCGCAGTCGCTGGTGACGTGGTGCGCGTCGCGCTTGGTGAAGTTCATGGGAACAGTGTGAGCTGTGGTTCGGTGACAGGCGGCGGCTCGGGCTTGGGCATCACGGCGGCGATGCGCGCCCGCGCGATCTCGACGTATTCCGCCTCGCGCTCGATCCCGATGAATCGGAAGCCCTCGAGCACGGCGGCCTTGCCGGTGCTGCCGCTGCCGGTGAACGGGTCGAGCACCACGCCACCGGGCGGCGCCACCAGCCGGCACAGGTAGCGCATCAGGTCGGTGGGCTTCACCGTGGGGTGCACGTTCTCGGCGCCGCGGTCGGCCTTGCTCGCCTTCGCGCAGTAGAAGAACCGGGCGGCACTGCCGGTGCTCGCCTCGATCTCGCGCATCCGGTATCCGGCGTGCTCTCCGTAGACCTCGCGGGCCTTGCTGTGGCCGCCGACCGTGCCTGCCTTGACAGCACCGCTCTTGCTCTCAGGAAAACCAGCCAGCACCTCTTCACTCCCGTCGTGAATCAGGTTGGCGGGCCAGCGGCCGGCGGTGGTCGTTCCACCCGCACGGCTGCCGGTTGTCGATCCATCAATCGCTCCGGCGTAGGTGTTCGCTCCCATAGGGCGCCTATCCATTTCGATCAATGGGCGCTCTCCGCCTTCCACCCTGCACCCATCCACATTCAGCGCCCCCGTCCCATGCGCCAGCACGTTCTCGGCCACGGTGCCCGCCAGCGGCTTCCGGGCGACGGTGATGGGCTCCAGCGCGGGCTTGAGCGCGGTGCCCCAGCCTTGCCACTCGTTGCTGCCGGAGGTGCCTTGCCCTTTACCTTTGGTCCACTCGTCGCCGGGTGTCTCGCCCTTCGGCTGCGGGGGTTCTTTGACCAACGCCACAACCCAGTCGGGCGGCTCCATGTTCATGTGCTCGCGCAGTCGCGCCCAAGCCTCAGCGGTTGGGACCATCGCGCGGCGCCCATAGCGCGGCGCGTCCTTGGTCGCCGTGTTCACGATCTCCACTTCGCCCGTCAGAAACCGCACGGACCCCGTGACCCTGCGCACGGTTTCGGCGTCAAGGCCGGACTGCTCCCGCATCCATGCGCAGAACAGCGCCTCATCGGGCAGCAGATCAAGGCGCGCGTCAGGCTTGCGCGCGTCGTCCACCGCTTTGGCGACGTTGAGCGACTTCGGGAACCCCGACCCATACACCCACGCGATCATGTCCCGAATCTCGAACCCGGCGTCTTCGATCCGTACGGCCATGCGGTGCTGCGTGCGGGTGCCAGCGAACGCCAGCAGGTGCCCGCCGGGCTTCAGCACCCGAAGGCACTCAGCCCAGATCTCGACGCTAGGCACGTCGTAGTCCCAGCGCTTGCCCATGAACGAAAGCCCATAGGGCGGGTCGGTGACGATGGCATCGACAGATTCCGAGGCCATGCCACGAAGCACGGCGAGACAGTCGCCGTTGTGTAGTTCGACAGTACTCACGCCCTTTCCTTGTGCAGATGGTTGAACACCCGGCGCAGCGCGTAGCCGCGCACGAGGCTGATGATGGTGAAAAACACGGTAATGCCGAAGCCGTCGGCGACGGTCGGGCGATGGCCGAACAGGGGCAGCACGACGAGCGTCGCGGCCCATGAAATGCCGAACCCGACGGCGGTGCTGACGGTCGTCTCGACGAGCGACTGGAGCTTAGTCTGACTCATGGCACCCCCACTGTGAGACTCCACGACCCGTCTGGATTAACGGTGCCGCTCACGCTCCACATGCAGCCGGCGTCGGCCTGCCGGCGGAAGGCACCGGCAGCCACCTCGCCCATGTGCTTCGACAGCGCCTTGATCGCGGTCGCCCTGGCTTCCGCGCCCTCCTCACCATTCAACCGACGGCGCAGGCGTTCAACGTCCGCGTCGATCATCGCCTGCATCTCACTCAGATTGATGTTCATGCCCTCCTCCCTGCCCGCGCCCTGAACAAATGGTTTGCCCAAGCCACCGGGTTTCGGTAGCCCCTACTCGCCCCCAGCTTGATCAGATCCTCCAGCGTCTGCGCCGCCGCCTGCTCCTTGCGCGCCTCACGCTTCACGCGCGCCACCTCGACCTCGGACAGCGTGCCGGCGACCTCCTCAATCTGCCGGGCCTTGATCGGAAACGCTGCCCCGCACTCGCGGCACTTGGATGCCGCAGCCGGCGACACGGCGAAGCACGACGGGCACTGGCGGATGGCGACGTCGTCCTCAGACTTGCCCTTCGACTTCCGCGCCTCGCGCCCGAGCAGCGACCACTCGCGCGGGTCATCCGGCAGGCCATGCCGCGACGAGTTGCCGACGTGGTCCAGGATCACGGCATGCGGCTTGCCCGGTGCCGTCCGCAAGGCGCGGCCGACTTGCTGCAGGTACAGGCCGAGCGACTGGGTCGGGCGCAGCAGGATCGCGCCGACGATGCCGGGGACATCGAAGCCTTCCGAGATCACGTCCACGCTGGTCAGTACGTTGATCGCGCCGCGGCCGAAGTCGGACACGATGCCCTTGCGCAGCGATCGGTCCATGGTGCCGTCGAGCTTCGCCGCCCGGTAGCCCTGCGCACGGAACTGCTCGGCCACATGCTCGGCATGCTCGATCGACACGCAGAACGCCACGGCCGGCTGCCCGTCCATGCGCTTGCGGTACTCGCCGACGGCCGACCCGATGATGGCGGGCTTGTCGACCTTTGCCGCCACCTCGCCCTTGACGAAGTCGCCCATCCTGCTGCGGACCCCAGACAGGTCGAGCTGCTGGGCCGGCGCGAACAGGCGGTACTCGGACAGCGCGCCGAGATCCACAAGCTCGCGCGTCGTCGGCCCCAGCACCATCTCGTCGAACACCTCGCCCAGTCCCTCGCCCGACAGGCGCTCCGGCGTCGCAGTCACACCGATCAGGCGCATGCTCGGCAGCTTGGTGCGCCACTCGGCGACCACCCTGCCCCACGTAGACGCGCCGATGCAGTGATGCGCCTCGTCACAGATGACGTAATCCGGCACGGCCACGCGGTCCATGCGCCGCGCCAGCGTCTGCACACTGGCGACATGCACGCGGTGACGCCTGTCGTACAGGCGTCCCGCAGCGATGTAGCCGTGCGCCACGTCGAACCGGGACAGCGTCTCGGAGACCTGGTCGACCAGCTCGTCGCGGTGGACGAGGATGACCACGCGCTTGCCCGCGGCCTGCAGGCGGCTGGTCAGGTAGGAGAAACAGACGGTCTTGCCGCCGCCGGTGGGGAGCACCAGCAGCGGCGAGTGATAGCCAGCGGAGAACGCGTCGCGCAGCCCTTGGATGGCGGCGTCCTGGTAGGGGCGAAGGACGACGGCCATGTCACCGTGCCTCGGCGACGTCGACCCCTTCCTGCGGCTGCCGAGCTTCGATCTCGCGCAGCTGTCCGTTCGCCGTTCTCAGCGCAGCCTTGAGCGCATCGCCCCAGTCGGCGAGGTCTTCATTGGTGACAGGCCCGTCCTTGAGCAGCGGCTCCGGCACCTGCGCCGTCATCTCAGGCGGAAGCCGCACGTACACCGGCACCCGGACCTCGACGGCCTCGGGCTTCACGGCTCGGTTACTCGCGCAGGCTGCGAGCGACAGCGTCAGGCACGCGAGTAGCAGCCCACGCGGCAGCGGATGGATCACGTTCATAGATAACCCCTCGGTCGGTGCGACGACGATCCAGCTCCCTTTGCAGCGCGTCGCGTTCGCTGCGAAGGTCGGCCACGGCTTCCGCGGCTGCTTGCTGGTCCGCGGCTCGCCCCTCAGCGAGTTCACGGTTGACTTCCTGCAGGCGGGCGATGACGTCGACGGCGGCAGTGTTCGCCTCCTCGAGCTTCGCCACCTGCGCCTTGAGTTCGGAGATCTCCTGCGCAGCCTCGGCTCGGGCGGAATCGCGGCCGGTGTCGTAGGCCCACCACGCGCCAACGCCGAGCGCGCCAAGCAGCAGCAGCCCGGCCCAGACCTCGGCGGGGATGGCCTTGACGAGCCAGCGCGCGGCGTCGACGACGATCACGGCGCAGCCTGCGGCACTGGGCCGCCGATGGGCGGAACAGGAATCCCGTGCCTGCGCAGCTCGTCCTCGAGGTGCCACACCCGCGAGCGCATGCGCAGGCCGTCGGTCTCAAGCGCCTGCACGCGTTCCGACAGTCGGGCGACCTCTGCTCGCAGGTTCTCGATGATGTCCTTCTCCGCTTGATAGCCGGCGGCGTCGGCGCCGTAGCCGTATTCCTCAGCCTGCCGGCGATGGCGGCCAGTCAGCCATGCCAGCGCTCCGGCAATGGCGGCAGCGATGCCCGCGCCGATCGTGCCCCACATGCCAAGGTTTCCGCCGGTCTCGTCCATCACGCCTTGCCCTTCACGGTTTCGACGGCGGAATCATACAGCGCCTTCCACGTCTGCGGGTGGGGCTTGCCCGGTCGCCAGTTGCGGATGTAGCAGGCCCACGCGTGAGCATCGCGGCCGATGGCCGGCAGCGGCGCGGCGTCGGTAAACAGCAGCAGCCGCGCGAAGATCGCGGCGAGCACGTCATCCTCGGCGAGCGCGGTCCACACGGCGCGGCTCTCGTTCGGGATGCCGCGCTTGTGGATGATCGCCGCCGCGATGTCGCGGCTGGCCGGATGGGTCAGCACGCCGGCGACGCCACCCCCGCGCTCGAACTGCCAGAACCCGCGGGCCGGACCGTTGGGCATGCCGGGGCGCGGCGGCATTTGCAGGCGGTGACGGAATCGCGACTCCTGCAAGCCGATCGCCAGCAGCATGACGCGGGCCTCGTCGGAAGCCATGCGCGCCGGCAGCTCGGCGAAGGCCGGCTCGACCATGTCGCGCAGTACGAGGTGCAGGTTGACAGTCATGCGGCGGCGGCCTCCATGGTTCGGCCGAGGACCAGGTCGTCGGCGGTCAGGACGATCGAGCGCTCGCGCGCCATGTTGAGCAGCGGCGCGTGATACCTCGAGGGGATCAAGCCGCCGGTGCCCTTGGGCACGGGCTGACCCCAGCGCCAGATAGTCGACCGGGAGACGCGGAGCGCGCGCTCGAGGTCGGTCGGTCGGAACGTTTCGGTGACCAGTTGGCCGGGCGTGATGCGATTCATGCGGCGATTGTTGCGCGCACCGCAACGGGTGTCAAGCGATGCCGGCGCCGCGTCGGATGTTGCGCTAGGTGCGACATAGTGCTAAGGGGTTACTATGATTGACACAGACTGGTTCATCACCCACCTAGCAGATCGGAAGTTGTCGCAGCGACGGCTTGCACGCTTCATGGGCGTAGACCCTGCAAGCGTTCACCGACTACTGCAGGGAAAGAGACCAATGCGATTTGACGAAGCCGGGCAGCTCGCTGCGCTGCTCGGAGTGACGGTTGACGACGTGCTGCGCCACGCTGGCCTGCCCGTGGGTGTCGGCGGCACGGTGCCCGTCGTAGGCACGATCGAGGCCGGCGGCGAGGCGCACATCGACTGGGGCGCAGAGCTGGGCCGCGCGCCCGCGCCGCTCGAGATGCCACCGAACACCGTGGCCGTGAGGATGCGGACGGCCGGGACGCCGTGGGAGCCGATGGACGGCTGGACTCTGTACGCCAGGCCACCGGTCGACGGCGTGCCCGCGGAAGTCGTGGGCCGCATGGCGCTGGTGCGGCTGGCCGGTAGCGGCACGATCCTGCTGCGGTTCCTGCGGCGAGGCTACACGCGCGGCCGGTACAACCTCGTGGGCTGGCAGGCGGCGTCGATCGAGGATGCCGCGCTGGATTGGGCGACCGCCGTGGATCACATCGCCACCTGAGAGACTGCCCCGGTATCGTCGGGGCCACACGGCACAATCACCCCAGCAGGATCGGACCGTAACGTGCCCGCCGCGACGCGGAGAAACCGGGGCTTGTGCTGCGGGTGTATGCCCATGTCGTCGGGCCGGCACCTCCCGCTGGCCGTCCACCCTCGACCATCCTGCCCGAAGTGATGCGGCGAGCGCAACAGGTGTTGACAGCCCGAACGTAACCCCTTAATGTTGCGACCAGCGCAACGCATCCCGCGATGCGCGCAGCAGGAGAGTCCCATGGATCGTGAATTCATCACCCCCACCGACGAGGCCCACTGGCACGCAATGCGCGCCGCCGACCTCACGTCGACCGACGTGGCCGCGCTGTTCGGCCTGAGCCCGTACAAAACCCGGTTCGAACTCTGGCACGAGAAGCGCTCCGGCGAGGTCGTGCGGATCAAAGACAACGACCGGATGAAGTGGGGCCGGCGTCTGGAGTCGGCCATCGCCTACGGCATCGCTGAGGACCGCGAATGGTCGGCGACCCCGATGAAGGACTACGGGCGCATCCCGTCCGAGCGACTGGGCAGCAGCTTCGATTTCCAGTGCTTCGCGCGCCCCAGCAGCGACCACTTCATCCTCGAGATCAAGACCGTCGACGGCCTCGCCTTCCAGCGCGGCTGGATCATCGAGGACGACTACGTCGAGGCCCCGGCCCACATCGAGCTGCAGGTCCAGCACCAGATGCTCGTCTCGGGCCTGCGCCGCGCGTACATCGGCTGCCTGATCGGCGGCAACCGCATCGAGGTCCTGGAGCGCGAGGCCGACGACCAAGTCCACGCCGGCATCATCGCCGCCGCCCGCGACTTCTGGTCCAGCATCTCGGAAGGCCGCGAGCCGTCGCCCGTCATGCCCGACGACGCCGAGGCGGTGATCCGCATGAACCAGCACGCCGAGCCGGGCAAGTTGATCGACGCCCGCGGTGATGCGGTGATCGCGTCGCTCGTTGCGAGGTACGCCGAGCTGGGCCAGCAGGCCAAGGTCATCAGCGACGAGCGCGACGTGGTGAAGGCCGAACTGCTGCAGGCCATCGGCGACGCCGAGAAGGTCCTGCTCGACGGCTACAGCGTGAGCGCTGGCGTCGTCGGCCCTGCCGAGGTGGCCTACACGCGGCCCGGATACCGGAACCTGCGCATCACGGCGAAGAAAGCGAAGGCCGCCGCATGACCTACTCCCGCCTGATGGAGCAGGCCCACCGCCTCCAGGCCCAAACCTACCGCGCCTACGCCCTCGCCTACAGCATCGACCCATGGCTGACCGAGGACGAGCGCCGCGAGCAGGTCGATCACTTCACCGCCCTGTCCACCACCTACGACGGCCTCGCCGCCGATTACCTCAAGATGGAGATCCCCGCATGAGCACCCAGATGACCCCCGTGCAGAGCGTCTGCACCACGATCGCCAGCCCGCAGTTCAAGGCGAACCTCGAACAAGCCCTGCCGCCGAACGTCAGCATTGACCGCTTCATCCGCACGGCGTTGACCGGCATCCAGCAGAACCCAGCGGTGTGCGATGCCGACCGCCATTCGCTCTACCTCGCCATCCAGCGGTGTGCCGCCGACGGCCTGCTGCCCGACGGCCGCGAGGCCGCGCTTGCCATCTACGGCGGGAAAGTGAATTACATGCCGATGGTGCTGGGCATCATCAAACGCCTCGCCACCGCCGGCATCACGATCGACGCGCAGGTGGTCAAGGAACACGACACGTTCGAGCAGGAGTTCGGCGACGACGCGCGCATCGTCCACAAGGCCCCGCGCCTCGGCCAGCCGCGCGGCCCGCTGATCGGCGCGTATGCCATCGCCAAGCTGCCGAACGGCATGGTGATGCGCGAGGTCATGGATAAGGACCAGATCGAGCAGGTTCGCACGTCGAGCCGCAGCGCGAACGCTGGCCCGTGGAAACAGTGGTACGACGAGATGGCCCGCAAGACCGTGCTGCGCCGCCTGGCCAAGCGCCTGCCGATCATCGACGCCAGCGTGGCCGACACGATCAATGCCGACGACGACCTGATGGACTTCGCCGCGGGCAATGCTGGCCCCGGCGACAGCGCGCCGGAACCGGCACAGCCCACCGGCCCGCGCCGCCCGCGTGGCCTGCACGTCGTGGCCGCTGCAGCCGATCAGGCCGGCGACGTGATCGAGGGCGAAGTCGTGCCCCGCAACGGGCCGGCCGACGACGACCCGAGCCCGGCACCGGCCGGCGACCCGTCGGGCGACGGAGACTTCTGATGAACGCGACCGGACAGACCTACGAAATCAGGGAGCTTGCGGACTTCGCCAGCGTCCCCGCCGATCGGCGCGACGCGATGCTGGCAGACTTCAAGCAGTTCATCGAGTTGCTGGATGCGCAGCGCCCCGTCATCGATCTGGCAAAGGCAATCGGCGGAAATGTTGGGATCACCTTCAAATGGATCGACGACGGCGACGTCGGCTGCAAGAGCGCATTCGTCACCATGAAGTTCGGGGAGGCATGACCATGCCCTCCAAGACCCCGACCAGCATGAACCGCACCGAGTACCTGCAGATGCACCGCGAGCGGCGCGAGCTGATCGTTGCGGCCGTCAAGGCCGGCGGCAAGACCTACGACGAGATCGGTGAGCAGTTCGGCGTGTCTCGCGCGCGCATCTCGCAGATCGCAGCCGCCGCCGGCATCACGCGGAAGCGTGGCGGTGTACCTCAGTCCTGAACAGCGGCGCCAGTACGAGGCCCGCAACCGACGCCTGCTCGCCGCCGTGCGCGCGGGCGTCCCTTACCCGCTGATCGCGGAGCGGTTCAGTCTGACCCGCCCCCGCGTCAGCCAGATAGCAACCAGCGCCGGCATCTACCGGTGCAAGCCAAGGAAGGCACCATGCGATACCAAGAACCCCTAGACGACGAGCTGCCCGAGTTTGACCAGGCCATCGTGGGCAGCGTCGTGCGCCTGCACCTGCCCCTCAAGTCGCCGAGCGCGCTGCTGCAGGTGGCCGACATGCTGCGCGGGCTCGCGACCCAATGCGAGCTTGCCGCCACCGGTCACGGCAACCCGCGGACGCGGATGTTCGAGCTGATGATGTACGCGCGGGAGGTTGACCGCAGGATGAAAAGGGTTAAGGGTCGAGGCAGGCCACCGAAGCTAATCAGGTGAAACAGCCAAAGCAGGCGGCACACAATATCTAGTGTCGCCTGCAAAACCTTCCACCTTATATATTATGCGAATGGGCTGGCCTAACACGCCGGATAGATTAACCAGCCCATGCAGATAACCCTATCCGCACAAGCCGGATAATCCGACTAGATCTAGTGAGCCCGTTCGCGCTTCGTTCTCACGCCCACGCGCGCACGATCATGCGCCAGTTGCCGTTCGTGAGGTTCAGCACCGTGCCCGTCGTCTTGTTCGGCAGGCCGAACACCGTGGCGTTGTTGGCGTAGCGCACGAAGATCGTCGTCGCGTTCGGGACCAGCACGACGCCGCGGTCAGCCACGGCATCGCCGACCAGCCCCCACTCGACCTCGTCGTTGACGGCGTAGTTGCCCTCGACCGTCTTGCAGATCAGCACGACGCGGATGATCTTCGGCACCATGCCGAGGCCATGCGTCAGCGACAGCGTGCCGGCGGTAGTGATCGTCTGCTCGCCTGAGTCGTAGGCGACAGTCAGAATCGGCCGCGCCGATGCGGCGATCTTCGCCGTCGTGATGGCATTGTCTGCCACCTTGGCGGTCGTGACCGCGCCGTCCTGAATGTCCACCGTTGCGACAGCATTGGCCGCCAGCTCGTCGGTGCCGACCGCGCCTGCCGCGATCTCGTCGGCCGCGACCGAATTGGTGCCGAGCTGAGTGGCACCGATGGTGCCGTCCGGAATCATCGTGCCGGGAGCTTTGCCGGTCATAGTTGTGATCTCGGGTTAGTCGAATATCAGCGGGGTTAAAAGACGACCCACGTTTTGGGAGTTAGTGCAACCCAAGGGCCGGCGCTGGCAGCAACATCGTCAACAAACAATGCGCTAGTCCACGTAACAGCGTCGTCCGACCACTCGAGCCTAAAACCTGCCGGGCTTCCGCTAATCAAGTTCCAGCTTGGGAAAATCTCGATGCTTTTGACTTCAACGGGGCCCGTTGGCGTCCGAGCGCCCGCCGCTCCGAAGTCCCAGGCAATCCATTCATTATCGTTAGAGACTGCAATCCATCCTGAGCTTGTGGTGTTCCCATCAAAAGCGTTGTATGGCCTATTGGGGGAGTTCACGAACGAGCTTGCAAATGCCGGGGTTTCTGCTGAATTAGGCAGGCACCTATTCACCCCCGCCGCATCAAACAGACGAAGCTCGCTCAAGCCGTGCTGGGCCGCACTAGTTCGCGTGATCCTGACGCGCCAATACCGATGCGCTCCCGGCCCAGCGGCCGCCGCTACCGTCTGCGACAGCGTCGCCTGACACCCTCGCCCGTCGCGCACGCGGATGACGACGGCATAGTTGGTGGAGCCCCCGCCACCTACCGCATACGAATGGTTCCACGACACGTTGTCGGCGTAGACCTTGTCGCTTGACCGGCCCTGGGGGTCGCGCGAGCCGGAAACAGCGAGGCGAACCAGAGCGGCACCGGCCGGCGCGGCGGCGGTCACCGTCGACGTCTGGAACGCCGAGCTGCCGGTGTTGACCACGTTGCCGACGGAAAACGAGATCGGCATGCCAGCCGCGTCTAGCCACTGCAGCACGACCGCGCCGCCACTGAAATCCTCGCGCGTTGTGCCCTTGGAGATTCGCGCCGACGCGGTGATCGACGTGCCCGGCGTCACCGGCACGGCTTGCGCGTGAGTGAGCGACGACTGCCCCGGCCCGTCGTACTTGGCCGACTGCGTGCCGGTCTCAACGAGTGCCGTCGTGTCGATCGTCCAGCGGTTGCCGAGCAGCCAGCTTCCGTCGTCGCCCGTCTCAAAGCCAAGGTTCGGCAGCGCGCCAGCAGGGGTGCCGGCGGGCCACGCCAGCGTCACCACGCCAGTCGCCTGATTCACAGCCAGCGACCAGCCATCCGGCAGCGCAGGCGTCGCGCTCACCAGCTCGGCGGTCACGTTGCCGACGCGGTTCGTCACCGAGAACGTGCCGGCGTATGCCTGCCCGGGCGTGTGATTCGCAAGCGTGCCCGACGTGCCGAGGTTGCAGACCAGCGCCGCCGGCCTGCCGAAGCGAGAGAGTCCCGAGGCCATTAGGAGGTCGCCATGTCGTTGCCGATGGTCCAGGTGTTCGTGCTCGGGTCATCGCACACCAAGCTGATCGGCGAGTAGCGCGCGCGCGTGCGCGGGAAGAATCCCGACGGAATCTCGATGGTGACGCCGGCAGCCGGCGAGACCGTCACCTGCCCCGTGCCTTTCTGCACGATGGTGAAGTAGTCGCCCGACTTCCAATCCAGCGCCGTGTTGCCGTTGTTCGCGCGAAGCGTCAGCGTGACCGCCGTTGCCGCGGTGCAGAGGATGTGCCCCTGCCGGTAGCCCGCGTCGAGCGTGGCCGTCGTGCCGGCGATGGTGAACACCGGGAGCTGCGGCGAGACCTGCGACGTCGCCGGGCCAAGGAACGCGCGCAGGATCACCCAGCCCGTCACGCCGTTCGGTGGTGCCGTGCTGAACCGGATGACCGAGTTGACCGAGTCCGCGCCAACGATGACGTCGTAGTCGTCGTCGGGGTTCTGGGCCACGCCACCGATCGCCACGTCGTAGTAGAGCGCGTCGGAAACGTCAGCGCCGGAGATGGTGAACTCCGTCGCCGTGCCATTGCCGACGAACTCCCAGAACTTCGGGATGACCACAGCGCCAGGCGGCAGCGTTCCGCCCCCGCCCCCGCCCCCGCCGCCAGTGCCGGCCTGCCCGACGACCGCGGCGTCCGACTGGTTCACGCCCGTGCCGACGTTGATGATGCGCGCACCCTTCGCGTCCCAGACGAAGCCGCCACCGGGGCCGGGGATCAGTTGCAGCGAATTGTCGACGGCCCTCGCAAGCTGCTGAATCTGCATGGTCGCCCGGTCGAACGACGTCTCGTGCGTCCGCGGGTAGAACGAGCCCTGATTCTTGTAGTCCGTCGGCTGCAGGTACGGCAGGATGCGGCGGATGCGGACGCGAACGCCGCTGGCCGGTGCGACCGCCATCGTGATGCTGCCGCCGGCCTCAAAGCCCGCGTTCTGCACCGTGTAGTTCGTGTTCTGCACCTGCGGGGTGATGAGCCCCGTCGACGAGATCAGGTCGACCACGATGTCGGACGCCAGCAGCGTCGGGAAGGTGAACGCGAACACCGTCGTGCTGCCGTTGGCGGTGTAGATGTTCTCGCTGTTCTGCGTCGCAACCGTCATGGGATGGCTCCGGGGTTCTGGTTCATGGTATCACTCGCGCGGCGGGCCATAGACGGCCATCTTGGCGAACTCGGTCTTGTCCTGCTCGGGGTCGTCAAGGACGGCCTCGACGGTCTTGGAGGTGATGCGGACCTGAGCGGCAGGCGCACCGACGATCGGCCCAAGGATCGAGAAGATGTCCCGGGTGGCGTCGAAGTAGTCGACCTCGCCGGTTTCCATGTAGGTCCCGACGTTGTCGCCCATCGACTGGAACGCCCGGCCCATCTGAATGACGGCCTGCGTGGTCGGCGCGGCGCGCGGGTTGACCGGCTTGTCGGTGATGACCTCCTCGCCGATCGCCGTCAGGTCGCGCAGGTAGGGCAGCGTCATCAGCGGGAACAGGCCGACGTTGACAGCCAGCCAGCGCGCCCAGTCGCCCGAGCCGATCTCCTCGTCGTCGTCCCCGTCCTCGGGGCCGCGGCCGGCGGCCAGTGCGAAGATCGCCGGGGCGAGGAACACCTGGATCATCAGGGTCGACGCACGGGCACCGACGCGCTGGGTCGCGCCCTCGCCCCGAGCCATGGCGTACAGGCGGCCGAAGATGACGAACATCGGCCCCATGAACTGCCGGGCCTGCTTGAACTGGGAGTCGCGCTCGAACGTCGAGACGTCCTTCCGGCCGCTGGCAGTCTGGGTCTGGCGCACGGCCTTGTCGGCCGATAGCACCGCCTGGGCCTCGGACTCCTTGGCATCAAGCGCCTGCTGGTAGCGGCCCCACCACAGCGCCCGCGTGACCTCGGCATCGGCGGCCCGGTGCAGCGCCATCATCATGCGGCGGTAGGCCGGCCCCCAGCCGCGCTCGCCGGCAAGCCGGGCAAGCTCCTGCTGGAACTGGAAGTCGGTCTCGTTCAGGCGCTGGGCCATGAACCCCGACTTCGCCACGATGGCCTCGGTGGTCTTGGTGCGGCTGGTCTCGAGCGCCCACCAGCCGCGCATCAGCGCCTTGACGCCGACGCGGTCGAGGCCCTGAATCGTCGCCGACGTCAGGTTCCCCAGCGCGATGTCGGGGCGGATGGCCAGCGCGGCGACCGACGTGTTGGTCAGCAGGGTGTCGAGCGCACGCGCCCAGCGGGCAGCCACGCGCCCAGCGACGGCCGACGACGCCGACACGGCATAGGACAGCGAGCCGCGCAGGTTGTCGTAGCCCTCGCGCCCGACGCGCAGGATCAGTTGCTCCTTGATCTCGTTGTCGGACAGGATGCGGTTGACGTCGCGCACGGCCTCGCGGTGCGACAGGTCAGTGATGACGTGGTCCATGTGCCGCGACATGACCGACGCGAAATCGAGCTGCAGCGGGGACTCGAACGACTCGACGCGCGCCTTCTGGTAGCCCTTGGGCGTGAACGCCTTGGTGAAGCCCGCGCCCATCATCACGCGCATCGCGTCCGCGCCGTCCTGCGTCTCGCCCACCGTCGACCGGTTGGCGTCGTAGACCAGCGGCCAGTAGCCGCCGCGGAGCGTGACGTTCTTGCCGTCCTTGCTGACGACGTTCGCCTCCTGCGGGTCCACCTTCTCCGGCGGCAGGCCAGACATGCGCCGCTGCAGGTTCACGATGTCGGGCCACAGCGAGTCGACGGCGTCCCACATGCCCTGCACGAACTGCAGCTCGTCGGCGCGCAGCTCGGACAGGATCTGCTTGACCTCGCCGGGGTTGAGCTTGACGCGCCGGCTGCCGTCGACGATGCCGCCGTCCATCAGGCGCTGCAGGTTCGACGCGTTGCCGGTGTTCAGCGCGATGCCGAGCAGCGTCGCGCGGCTGACCGTGAGCTTTCCGCCGAGGATCGTGACCTTGTCCTGCAGGGTCTTGAACGCTTCCGGCGTCTCGGCGCGCAGGGCCTTGAGCTTGGTGCCCAGCGCCTTGCGATACTCGACGGCCTTGTTCTCGGCGTCCTGCATCACCGTCCAGACGTAGTCGTGCCACGGCCCGGTCTCGCCACCGTCCAGCGCCTCGATGACGTTCTCCGGCCGGTTGAGGTTCGCCAGCGCACCGACGACGCCGCGGCGCGCAGCCTCGAGGTCCCCGACGTCACGACGCGACACCTCCCCGCCGACCGTCTCGGGCAGCGAGTCCAGCATGCGGCCGAGCAGGTCCGTGCGGGCCTCGTCCCACTCGCGGCCGTCGCGGGCCGCGGTCAGCTTGTTCTTGATCTTGGCCAGGTGCTGGATGTTCTTCAACGCATCCATGGCAGCGTCGATCTCGGCAACCTTCGCCTCGCGCCAGTTCGTGACGCGCTCGGACTCGACGCGGGCGATCAGCTCCTCGGACACCGCCGTGATCTCGCCGGCGTCCTGCTGCGCCTCGACCCACGACCGCAGCGACTTCTTGCGCTCGAGGTCCTTGGTCGACATGCGGCGCAGGTCGAACGACGCGAGGATCTGGTTGACCTTGTCGAGATAGCCCTCCCACCCAGCGCGCGCCAGACGCTCCTGCGAGGGCTTCTTGGCCAGACGCAGGCCCTCGTCGCGGAAAGCCTCGGCGCGCTCCTTGGCGTCCGTCTCCGCGCGATAGTGAAGGCGAGCCATCAGCGAATTGCGGCGGGCCTTCGCGGCTTCCAGCTTGTCGCCCTTGCCCAGCGCGATCGCTGCCTTGCGTGCCTCCCGCATCTCGACCTGCTTGTGCCGGTTCGGGGCGAGGTCCTTGACCGGCTTCTCGGAGACCAGTCGCGCCACGTAATCCCTGAGCGGCGGCAGCGCGAGCTTGCGGCCACCGAACAGCGCGTTGATCTCGCGGACCATGACCTCCTCGGCGGCGTCGGAGTGCAGCGCACGGGTGACGCGCGCATCCAGCTCGCCGTCGAGCATCGGGTCGGGGTTGCGCTCCTGCCAGCGGCGCAGAGCCTCGGCCTCGATGGCGTCCTTCTTGCTCGGCTTGGACGCGATGGCGTTCAGCATGTCCAGCGTGGACTTGAAGCCCAGCACCGACGCGGCCATGTCGGGATGCACGCCGCCCTCATTGGTGTGCATGCCGCTCATGTTCTTCTTGACCCACTCCTTGCCCTGCATGTCGGTCAGGGCGCGAGTGTCGAGCTTAAACGCGCGCTCGCCCTCGGGAAGCGGCGAGCCGTCGGGCATCGTGCCGCGGCGCAGGACGAAGATCGCACGCCACGCCGGGTCGTCGTTCAAGTCCTTCTCGACCTGTGCGCGCAGCTCCTTCATTTCCTCGGACTTCGCACGATTGGCCTCGCGCTTGGCGTAGGCGAACTGGACCGCGCCCTCCTGCTCGATGGCGGACTGCCGGGCAGCCTGCACCGCGAGCTGGTAGCGGCGGAACTCGTCGTCGGACATGTCGCCCTTCTCGGCTTCCGACAGCAGCGGCTGCATGCCGAGGTCCTGGCGAACGGCGTCGATCTCCTCGTCGGTCGCCAGCATGCGGTCGAAGTAGGCGCGCACCTCGGGCGTCAGCTCGGCGTTCTGCAGCGCGTTCTTGAACAGTGAGTAGATGTTGCCGAGCCACGTCTTGAACGACTGGAACGCACGCTTGAGGCGCGGGCTCGGGGCCTTGCCTTCCTCGAGGTACGCCTCGAACGACTCGGCGAACTTCTCGTGTGCCTTGCGAGCGCGCTCGTTGTGCGCGTCGTCGCCCTTAATCATGGCGAGCTGGTCGAGGCTGTCGACGCCAAGCCACTCCAGCAGCCGCGCGTCGTCGTCGACAATGCGCTGCTGGTCTGCCGTGCGATCCGCCTCGGGAATGGCCGCGACCTGCGCGTTCACCTGCCGGCGCAGCTCGAGGAACATGTGCGCCGATTCGTGCAGGAACGTCGACTTGTCGGCCTTGTTCCCCAGCGTGATGATGTAGCGATCGAACCCGCCCGGGTAGCCCGGCACGATGTTGATGCTGCCGCGCTTGGTGTCGTCGAGGGTTTGGGAGAGCGTCGACGGGTCGCCTAGGTCGAACGATCCGTCGTTGCCGATGGCTGATTTGACAGCCTTTTCGTTAAAGACAGCGTAAACATCAGAGATGGTTTTTGATTCCGAATCTGGTGTCGGAGGGTCTAAAAGGTTCTTGAAGATTACGCCATCAAATCCTTGCCGCTTAGCCTCAAGTGTCACCTCGTCAGTTGTTGCAACGTCGTTGCGCCACCTGCCGGGAAGGCCGTCAGTTGGTATGTCGTCGTACCGCCTTCCACCAGCGTCAACGACCATCGGGTCTCGCATCCTGATGTATACAGGTTGCACGTTTGGAATATTGCCAAGCTGCCTCCCTCGAGACTCCATTGCGTACTGGGATGCAAGCTCCGTAGACGAAGTAAAGAATAAAGCCCCGCCGAAAGTAAACCCGCTGGTCGGGCTTATGTATTCGGAAAAATCCTCGCCCGTCCCGTGATACACCACCAACGGCCGCCCCTGCTCGTCGACGACCTGCGACTCCCCGAACCACCGCTTGAACTCCGGCGTCTGCGTCTGCTCGGCGGGCTGGGATTGATAGAACGTCCGCACATCCGAGATCGCGCCCTCGTCCCAGATGACGTAGTTGCGGCTGCCGTCGCCAGCGCCTCGGCTCGTCCCTTCGAGGTAGCGCAGGCCGGGGATGCCGGCGGCGAGTAGGGCCTCGGAGGCGGCGCGCGAGTACCCGAGGGAGAGATACAAATCTTTCCCGGTCTGCGGCGCCCCATCGCCACCAGAAAGCACGTAGTCAACGCTGGCTTGGCCATACCAACGAGCAATCACATCACGCAGCCCCTGCTTGACCTTCTCCGGCTGCTCACTCAGCGGCGCGTCCCAGTCTAGCAGATCGCCGTCGTCGGGGATCTCGGCGGCGTAGAGCTGGCCCTGCCCCGGCTTCTCCGTGAAGTCCTTTTTCGACTCGGCTTGATTCAGGTACTCAAGCGCCTCGCGCCAGACGGCCAGCGTCTGCTGCTCGCCCTTGTCGGCCTTGCGCTTCTCGCTCCACGTCTCGGCGTCCTTGATCCAGCCGGCCACGTCCTTGCGAGCCTTCGCCAGCGTGGTCGACTTGACGATGCGCGCGGCGAAGTAGCCGCCAGTTCCGGGCTGGAACTCTTGCCCACGGAAGAACCGGCGCGGCGACTGCTCAGCTCCGCCGCTCAGCTTCTCCCGATACCACTCCGCAATCTCCCGCTTGCCGGCAAAGTAGAGCCCCCACCCGTAAGCCTGCGCGCCCTCGCCCGTGCCGATGGCCTGGAGCTTGAACCCCTCGCGCTCGATGCCGCGATGCGGGCTGCCGTGAAACACCGACTGAAACATCATCCGCGGGTCCTTGCGCGACCACGTCCCGCGGTTCTCCGTCGACTTGACCTGCGTCGGCTCGAACGCGACCCACGCGTTCTGCTCGGGAATCCACACGCCGTCGAAACCCTGCGACTGCAGCATCATGCGAGTGAGCGCGGCCTCGGCCGCGTCCTCGAACGACTGCGCCTCGGCCAGCGTCATCGTCTTGGGGTTCTGGATCGAGAGGTAGACGTCCAGCACCACAGCGTCGGCGGGCACGTAGTTCGACGCCTTCTCGGCGTAGGACTCAGCGCCAGCGCGGTCGGGCGTGAAGAAAAACCCCAGCCCGCTGCTCGCGTGCCCGGTGGCCGTGGCCAGCAGGCGGCGATCGAACGCGGCGAACTCCTCGCCCGTGCCGTGGTAGACGACCATCGGCGTGCCGTCGGGGTTCGCCACCTTGGACTGCTCGAACCAGTCCTTGAATGCCTGCGAGTCGGTCGGCGCGGCCTGCTCGAACTCGACGCCCTCCTCGCCCGGCGCGCGATCCATGCCCAGCGCGCGGCGCACCGCGGCGTTGTCCATCTCCGCAAGCTGCTCGCGGCCGATGCCGATCTCCTCGAGCATGCGGCCCAGTTCGTTCGTCGACTCGTTGAACGCAGCGCGGTCGACGTTGAAGCCTTCCGGCGAGAACGCCGGCGTCTCGCCGAGGTCGCCGATCAGCAGGTCGATGACCGTGTTGATGTCAGCGCCGTCGGCGTCGTACTCGTTCGCGTTCTCCTTGGCCGTGCGCTGGATGAACCCGTTGTCGATGGCCATCTCCAGCGCCTGCTCGACGGTCATGCCGCCCTGGCGCAGCAGGCCGCGGCGGTTGGCATCCTGCGCTCGCAGGTCGCCGGCACCGAAAGCGCCGGGGTCGATGCCGCCCTGCTTGCGGATCAGCTCGACCAGCCGCTGGCCACTGACCTCGCGGTCGGAGAACAGGCGGCCCGAGCGCAGCGCCTCGATGGCACCGTCAACGACGGCGTCCACGTTGCGGGCCTCGGCCACGCGCTGCACCGACTCCGGCGTGTCGCGGCGGATCGTGAACCGCGGGTTCTCCGGCGTGCCGGCCAGCGATTCCAGCGACATGCCTGAACGCACAACGGCGGTGCGGAACTGCGCAGCGAACAGCTCGGCCTGCTTCTCGGCAACGTCGGGCGTCGCGCCGGCCGACTCGAGCTGGTTGCGCGCGAGGTCGTAGATCCAGTTCGTCGAATCCTCGGCGGGGCGGCCCTGCGCGCCCGTCGCCTCGATGAAGTCACGCAGCGCCTGCTCGCGGTCGAAGTTGACGGCCTCGTCCAGCGGCATGCCGCCCGGCGTGAGGCGGGCTGACTTCTTGGCGGCCGAGCGCTGCTCCGGGGTCAGTGCGGTGAAGAACCCCTCGATCGGCAAGCGCACCTGCCCGTTCGACAGGGCGGCCGACGTCAGCTCGGCACTGTCCACGCCCAGCGGCTCGAGTGAGTCGCGCAGTTGGTCGTCGGACTGGAACAGCTCACGAAACCGATCGACCGGAAGGTAGACGTCCGAAATGCTGGAATTCTTGAGGCGGGACAGTACCTCGCGCAGCCGCTCCGGCGACAGCTCGGTCAGCTTGAGGCCGCCGATGGCCTTGTCGATCTGCTCCAGCGTCTCGGCTTCCTGCACCGCCATGGTCGCGTCCTGCTCGGCACGGACGGCGTGCATGGTGCCGCGGAAGATCAGTCCGACGCCGAACGCCGCCAGTCCCTCGCGCTCCAGCCCTTGGAACATGTCGAACGAGTCGTCGACGAGCGCCTTGGTGATGGCGTCCTGCATGATCGACTCGGTCATTTCCTGACCGGCCTCGCCCGCGCCCGCCATCAGGATGTCGGCGACGCGCTTGTTCAGCGCAGCCTTGGCCGGCTCCGGCAGTCGGCGCATCAGGAAGCCCAAGCCCATGCGCTCGGTCACGGCGGTGACGGTCGCACCAAGCGCCTGCGCGGTGTCGGCCTCAGCCGTGCCGTAGGTGCCAGCCGCCTCAGCCCGGTCGGCCTGCGTGTCGATGCCCTGCGCGCCGCCAAGGCCCAGCACGCCAGCACCGCCAGTGAAATAGGCCGCGGCAAGGTACGGACCCAGCGAGCCCAAGCCCGACGCGATGTCGGTGCCGAGGTTCTGGCGCGACTCGTCGACCGCGATGTTCTCCTGCGCGAACCCCTCGATGGCAGATCCCGCCGAACGAATGCCGCCGCCGACCAAGCCCAGCGGGTTCTCGACCCAGTCGGGGAGCATGTCGCGCGCCGACTGCACATTCGCAGCGTACTGATCCCCGAGGTCGTCGGAGAACAGCCGCCAGAACGACTCGCCCAGCGCCTCGGCGGCCTGCTGCGAGCGCTGCATGTTGCGCCCGCTCATGTTGAGCGCTTCGCCGCCGCCAGAGATCGCCGAGCCCACGCCGGACACGACGCCTGCCAAAAGCGATTGCGCGCCGTCAGCGACGTAGCGGAATGCCGGGGCGGTGATGAACGCCTGCTCGAGCAGCGACAGTCCCTCGATGTCGTCCTTCGCCACGGCCGCGGCGTCCGGGTCGCCGGCCAGGTACTCAGCCGTGCGCGGGGCCTGCGTGGCGAACTCGTCCATGCGCGCCATCGTTTCCTGCTCGCGCAGGTCGTCGATGCGCCGCTCGGCCGTGCCCGTGGGCAGCCCGTACTTCACAGCCAGCCGCTCGGCCTCGGCCACCAGCGCGGGGTCGCGGCCGGCGTTCACGCGGGTCGTGGCGCGCAGGCTGGTGCGGACTGCGTCGTCCTGCTCCCCGAACACATCGGCGTCTGTCATCAGCCCCGTCGTCTGCTGCCGCTTCGGGTCAGGGGCCGGGCCGAACACCTCGTCGTCGGTCAGCAGGCGATCACTCACTGGGCGCGCTCCATCCATTGCCGGTCCACGTCAGGGGACCGCGTGGCGTGAAGTATACGGTGCCAGCCGTTCGCTGGGCGGGGTCACGCGGGGCGCGCGGCAGCTCGAACGCCGGCACCTCGTCGCTGCTGGTCATGCCGAACCAGCCCGGTTTCTCGACCACGGCCTTGACCAGCAGCCGGTCGGCCATGTCCTGCACCTCGGCCGCGTTGGGCATCTTCCCGTTGTCCGCCGTGTGCTGCGCCACCTCAGCCGCCAGAGAGTCGCGGAACTGGTTGACCGCGTCCTCGCGCCCCGACTTCGGTTTCAGCGGGTCAGCCACGCGCTCCGGCCGCTGGGCGTAGCCGATCTGCACCATCGCCGCCCGGGTGATCTCCTCCTGCAGTTGGCGGGACTTGACGAACTCAGACTCCTGACCGGCGCGAAGCTGCCGGCGTGCGGCCAGCAGCGTGTTGTAGTCGTCGTCGTCCAGCTTGTCCCGGTTCTCCTCAAGGAACCCCGGCGTGATGAAGCGCTGCGGGGTAAGCGTGGCGATGTCGGCCAGCTCGTTGTAGGCCGTCCGGTCGCTCGGGACCATGTCGCGCCGCTGGCGCTCGTAGGTCTCGACCTTCACCAAATCCAGCGGGTTGATGCTCGACCGCATCTCCGGCGTCATGCTGGCGATCGTGCCGCCGCCCTGGATGTGGGCGTATGCCTGCTCCAGCGTCGCCTCGCGGGCCTCAGCATCGGCAACGGCCTTGGCGCGCAGCACGCTGGCAGCCTTGGACTCAGCCAGCCGGCGCACGTCCGGGTCGGTCTCGGCGGCCAGCGCGCGCATGACGCCAGCCTCGGTCGGGCTGCTCGTGGCGGCCTGCTCGAACTTGGCGACGCGCGCCTCCCAGCCGGCGGCATACTGCTGGTATTTCTCGGGGTCCTGCTCGACCAGCTTGGCGTAATGCGCGCGGCGCAGGCGGGCGTAGACCACCGGGTCGCCGCCCGACTCCACGATCCACTTGCGGGCGTTCGCCGGCCCTTGGTTCACCGCGGCGTCGAAGGCGATTCCCTGCAGCGCGGGCGGCAGGGAGTCGGCGTTGATCGCGTCCCAGTAGCGCTCGCGGTACAGCTCTTTCGCCTTCTCCGGCGTCAGGTTCCGCACGTCGACGTCGGGGTTGGCCGTGATGTTGATGCCGAAGTTGGTCTCGCCCTTGCCGGCGTCGTTGGCCACGTAGCCACCCTCGACGGCCAGCACCTGCTCGACCACGTTGTCGAACCCGCCCGAGCCGTACAGCGCGCGAGACACCAGCGCGTCAGCCTTCACCGTGTTGCGAGCCTCGCGGATGCGCGGCTCCAAGCGCACGACCTCGCCGGCCGTGAGCTTGTCCTTCATCGAGTCGAAGTAGGTCACGGCAGCGCCCGGGTCCTCGACCATCAGCCGATCGACCACGCCGGAGTAGACACGGCCGCGGGCCTCGGCCAGCGCCGCGTTCACCACGACCGGCGACGCGCCACGCATCTCGGGCATCGACAGGATGCCGCGGGCAGCGCGCTCGGCCTCGAGGTCCACCCGCTCCGGGTCGGTGTAGTTCGCCGCCGCGGACTGGGTGGCCGTCGACACGTAGGCCTTCGCCTCGTCGGAGTAGAACCGCTCGGACTCCTGCAAGACGTGGCGCGACAGCCCGCGCTGCAGGTCGGTGCGGCGGCCTTGGGCCTGCCGGCGGAACGCATCGCGCTGGGCCGGCGTGAGCCGCCCCTCGATCTGGCCGACCTGCTGGTCCCACTGCGGGAACACCTGCTCGGGCAGACCGAACGCGTCGCGCCCGCGCTTGGCGTAGGCCCCGTTCTCCGGGTCGTTGAATAGGGACAGCTCGAGGTCGGCGAGCTGCCGGTCGGCGTCCATGAGCGCCGCGACGTCCGCCTTCTCCTGCTCCTGCTGGGCGATCTGCCCGAGCATGCCGCCGGTCTTGCCGACGGCCTGAGCGACGTCAGCGCCCAGCGTCTCGGCCGTGGTGTAGTTCTGGATTCGCGCGCTGGGCAGGTTCGAAACGCCGACCTGCTGCTGGTACTGGGGAACCCGTGGCATCGGTCAGCCCCCCAGCGTCATGCGGTTGCCCGACTTGTCGAGCCGGCCGGGGTTGAATGGCTTGCTCGGTGCCGGCGTCGACTTGCCGCCGAACATCCCGCCCGAGTACGCCTGCCCGGTCATGCTCGATGCCGTGGTCAGGAGCGTGCCGATGGCCTGATTCCGGCCTGCACCCCGAGCCGCGCGCCCCCGGTTGGTCTGGTTCACCGCCTCGACGTCGAAGCCCCACGCCTGCCGCAGCGCGTTCGCGCGCAGGTTCAAGGCGTCAGCCGCGCCGAAGCCGGCCGTCTCAGCCTGCAGGTCCAGCGCCGTGCCGGAGTTGACGTCGAGCCCGTTGGCCGCCAGCGTCGCGCGCTGCGTGCCCAGTGCTGCACGCACTCGCCGAAGCTGGCGCTCCTCCTCGATGTTGCCGATCTGCTTGGCTTGCTCGGCCTGGTTCCGCGCGACCGCGGCGTTCTGGTCGGCGGCGCGCTGCTCGGCCTTGCCAGCCTCGTTCGCAGCGGCAGCGCCATACAGCCCGCTGCCGGCGGTCAGGGCCAGCGATGCCATCATCAGGGTAGTCGGTTCACACATGGCTCACCTCGAGCTTGAAGGGGCGGAACGGCACGCCGTCGGGGCCGTGCGGAACAGGGTCGCCAAGCGTGAAGCCCAGCCACTCCAGCCACCGCTTGCTCGCCTCGTTGCGGTCGTCGACGTGGTTCACCAGCGTAGGATACACGCGCAGCATTTTGCCGACGTAGGGCCGGCAGCGGCGCAGGAAGGCGGCCGGCCGGGCGACCAGCTCGTCGGTCCCGAGCAGCCACGGCGATCCGATTCCGGCGATCATGTTGATCGGCGCGACCCCGAATACGCACACCGCCCGCCCGTCGTACAGCCCGGCCCACGCCGCCGTCGAGACGCGCAGCGCCTCGGTCGTCGCCTGCCAAGGGGTCGAGTGCGACGTCGCCCATACCTCGGCCCGGTCAGCCTCGCGCATATGCTCGGCCACCTCGAGCGCGTGGTCGGCCGTGGCCTTGACGACGCGGACGGTCACAGGCCCCCCCGCTTGGCGAGAACCAGCTTGACCATTCCGATCAGCATGTCCTCGCCAT